CTGTAATTGGCTCATTTTGGATATTACCAGCAATATCCAAATCAGTGTACCTGTCGAATTTGTTATTGATGATGCCCCCCGTGTTGAATCCATTATTCTCGACAGTATCTGCAATATCTCGATGGTCGTCTCTGTACTGTCTAAGAGTAATTCCAAAAAAGTATTTTCTCTGTAGGAAACTCTGATCAGGTATTTCTATTCTAACGTCGGTGATTTCGTATAGTAAGTTATTCCAGTCAGGCTTTATCAAATCAGTTGCCTTAGGGAATATCTGAGCTTTAGAATAACCCTTATAATTGAATTGAGCGCCACCCCTCTCCGAAATAATCGGATTATGATTTAATGGGTCAAGTAATGGAGCTATTCCATAATTCTGTAAACTAACATAATTCATTTCGAAGAATGTAGCCCTATGGATAAAGACGTTAATTTCGTCCATACCCTCAAACACAAATCTGCCAAATTTTATCTTGTCGGCGGCAATCGTTTCATCTCCTACCATCTTGATATGGAATACTCGTTCCATTACTTGAGTAGGATCTTCGTGGTAGATTGGATCTCGCTTGGTATCCAGTGAAGAGACGTAGTAGATGCTTTGAACTCCATTCACGTCAGTATACTCACCCGCTAGATTATCATGGGTTACTTGGTCCGCAAACCTATTTTGCATTTGGTTGTACGGATTAAATGCGTCTCGGGTATTAATTCCCATTTCAGCCAACTGTTCGGCTGACCAATTACCCTTAAAATACAATGCCATATTAGAGTTCATCTAGAATATTTAGGAAATCCTAAAAAATCCCGTTTTCTCTGATCGGAACTAAATATTATCAAAGTAGGAGTTTTACATGATCAAAACTAATCTAAAGGGAGCGGCTGGAGTACAGATTAACATCAAGGATGTTTCTGGTCGCCCTAATACTAAGGCAGCACCATATAGGATCGGTTTGGTGGGATGGACTCCAAAAGGCCCCTCCAATATTCCAGTAGTCGTTACCACTGAGAGCGACCTGTATTCGATCTTTGGGACTCCTAAGGGTTTCAAGCCCTATGAAGTTTACTTGCTACACAACGCCAAGATTCTCTTGAATGCAGGCGCAGAAGTCATCATTGTTAGGACTGTTCAGGCAACAACTGAAGAAACTCTGAACTACGGCGTCTACCTAGCCCCCGTTGGTTCTTCCGCAGAAATCACCCAAGATACGGTTGGCTCTGGTGACGGTATCACTCCAGTTGCTGTTTCGTATAACATGGATAATGTTCTACTCAACAAGAAGAACCAGAAGCTAATAGCATCCGAAGATCCGGATTCTCCTTTCACTATGTTCTTGAAGTACCCCGGCTTCAATAAGTTCTTCACCTCGATTCAGACTTTTGAAGTCGGTGAACTATCTACGATTGTTTACCTATATGAGGATGTCACCGGAACATTCTACAAGCAGGCCGACAATACGACATACTCGACTACTGTGAATGGAACTATCAAGTATAAGATTGGAACCATTGCGTCAAGTGACGCTTTCGTTACCTATAGCTTAGATTCGACAAATACTACTTCATTCAGCACCATTAAGACCTATGTACTAAATGGAACCTATTACACCACTGACGGGTTCGAGGCACCTCATAGCCTAAATGCAGATCCTTCAGACGACTGGTATTCTTCAGAAGTTGCCGCATTCAAGTCGTATGTTCAGGGACTTGGCGTGTACACTACTCCATACGTAGACGAAGCCAATAAGATTTACGGTGACGTTTTTGTTGCTGGTGAGTTCTATGTGGCTAATGGAGTCTCGGCGGGTAACTTGTCCGGACTTACCGAGAAGAACGAAAACCTCAACCTAATAGTGAATCAGCTTGTTGCTATTCGAGTGTACGAATCTAAGACAAGTCAGAACCCACTCGAAACAATATTCGCAACTGTGAATGAATTTGTTACAGATTACGGCGATCAGTTGGAAATCACCTCAGTTGCGTCGAACCTCCTTAACTTCAAGAAGTCTGAGGAAGTGATCGACATCAGCGTGATCAATAAGTCAGTCGTAAGAACTGAATTGACAGGCGGTACTTCAGAAGCACATCCTAACAGAAGCTCTCAGGGCCTTTCGTCTGCTTGGGAAATGTTTGGAGATACTACCAATGTGGAAGTGTCCTTGTTGGTGGATGGTGGATCTTCGATAGCTGGATTCGGTACTGATCGAGAGAACGACGGAACTGAAAACGCTGACATGGCGGTTGTAACTGCAATGTTGAAGGTTTCGAGTGCTAGAATGGACGCTCCATGTGTTCTTGATCTACCAAAGCGTTCCAAGGTAAATGACCTAGTCACTTACTTCAAGAAGTATCCTTCGGTGGGTAATGAAGTTGACGGTTCAACTGCATCTTACGCAACCTTCTGGGGTAATGCTCAAGACGGTCGCCAGATCATAAACGACACCTTCAACAAGAAACAGATTGAAGCCGCTCGTTCGGTATTCAAGGCAGTTGTTGCGTATAACGTGTTCAATACTTCACACCCATGGCAGACTCAGTGGGGTCCAAACAGAGGTTTGATTACTTCTCCTTCCGTGGGAACTATCAACCCTCGTACATACCCTGACGAAGTTGGATTGCTCAGCCAGAACAGGATTAACCCTTCTAGGTTGACCACCACAGGTGAATACTTCTGGGATGACTACACCTTAATGGCAAAGTCTTCGGTTCTTCAGAGATGGCATGCAGTGTGCTTCTTAGCAAATCTCAACAAGAGATACCGCAAGATGCTCGAACAGTATGTCGCAGAGTTGAATACTCCTGCACTCCGTAAGACCATATGGAACATGCTCAATGATGACCTCAACTACATCATGAACCATGCAGATCCTCCGGGCCTATATAACTACTACGTCATCTGCGACGAGACAAACAACACTCCTGAAGTAATTGATGCAGGTCAGTTAAATGTGGATGTTGGCCTTGAAATCGTCAGAGATACTAGAGTCATCAATCTCACCACTACCCTTTACAGGACAGGTGGAATAGTTGAATCTGGAATTAAGGTATAAGGAGAAAAAGAATGGCGGATAAATCAAATTTCTACTGGATCTCGCAGATGGCATCTCAGCGAGATCCTATTCGAACCACACACTGGAGACTAAGGATTAACACTGCGGCCCTAAAGACCGCAATGGGTAATCCCGCTATTCTCTCAGATATTACCAATGATCAGGATCTCTCGGTCCTTGTCAAGACTGGTAATGTCCCTAAGGTTGTTGTTCAGACGGCTGACTCGTTCTTCATGGGTCAGAAGATGGCATTTGCCACCAACACTGAATTCGACACAGAACTGGACTGGGAAATTCAAGAGACTGCCGACTTGAAGGCATTTAGATTCTTCGCACTGTGGAATCAATATGTACATAACGTCGGAGCTTTGACTATTGATAACCCAAACAATGCCGCAATTGATCCAAATGCGGCTAATGGAATGGGTGTGAACTTAGGTTCAGGTAAGTTCACCCAGACCGATTATCCAAATAGCGTCGTTAGAAATAATGACATGGTTTGGTTGGAACTTTACGATTATACTCAGGGATATGTTCTATGGAGATGTTCTTTCGTTAACTTCTTCCCTAAGTCGGTTGGTGGTATTAGCCTAAGTCACGAAGCACCTGCGCTGGCTAAGTGGACTATGCAGTCTCATCAGGATACCTACAATTTCGTGGTCCCTTCGAAGTTCGGTTCGATGGGTAACGGAATGTAATTCGAGCATTATCGATTCTCTACAGGCTCTCCCATTGGGAGAGCCTTTATTTTACCTAAATAATAGAATGTTAGATAAAAAGTATGGATATTTTGTAACTGCACTGGCGAGGACATCGGAGCCAATAAGAAATACTAAATGGCTAGTTACTTTTAATTTCTCAGAATTTAGTAATGCTAATTCATTCCCAAGCTCTGAGATGCTATCTTTTCATATTAAAGATGTTGAAGTACCTAAATTCCAAAGCGAGACAGATTCAATGTATTATTTCGGAGTTGAACGAAAAGTGCCAACTTCTGTTAATAATGCAGGTTCGATTACGATGACAATCCTAGAAGGCGAAAGTCTAATAGGGTATAATTCCCTACTCAGATGGCATCAGCAATGCGTCAATGGCGGAGAATTCTCCGAAGGTAACAATACCTTAATATCAAACCCATTCAACGTAAAGAATGCCCTTAACACCCCGAACTTCGCATCAGGTGAAATAGTCAATAGAAATGCAGTTGTACTTACTTGCTTTAGCTACGTAACTGGTGAAGAATTATTCAAAATAAAGTTCCTCAACATAAAGCCCACAACAATAGATGATGTTAAATTAGCATATGACGGTAATGATCTATACAAATTCAACGTAATGTTCGATTACGATCTCGCAATTTTTGAGAAGAAAAAGACAACTACTTCAACTATTAGAAATGCTTATAGTCCGGAGTAATTAAGCCGTTCCGTTTTGGATTCGGTTTGCAGTGACACCTTCGCGTATCAACCTATTGTATAGATATGATCTGGTAGGTGCAGGCAAATCTATTCCGATAGGGAACTTCTCATCCCATCTACACTGCTTCGTATTATTCACCATGGTCACAAATGTAGGGATTATGTTGCTACTATCCAATGCATAATCCATTACATTCGTAGTTACTTCTCCCGACGGTTGCCCATTTAGCTTGTCGTTATATTTCCGCTTAGCGGCATCATACGCATCTTTTATTCGCTGGCATGTAGTGTTGATGGCTACTTCTAGTGACGCTCCTGTTGAAGCGTATTGTGGAATTCCTATTCGATTACACAAGAATGTAGCAGAATACTCCTTCAACTTTCTATCGGATGCATCTAGATCATACGTTTCCATCTTAACCAAGCTACAATTTTTCAAAGTGCTTGAATATTTTACTGCGTGATCAGTTCCATATAATGTAACTGTGATAGTAAATAACGTAGGGTTCCTAGTAACTTCGAAATTATCTACGTTGTGAGTGCTCGAAAATAACGTCTCAAGTCTCTTGATGATTGAATTCTCAGGGTCCATTCGAAATGTAAATGAGACTTCAGAGGGTGTCTGGACTGACATTATGTTTCTAGGTTTAGCCAAAGTAACGTCGCTAACATATACATCCTCGGAGAAATTAAGAGTTTCATATGGTATTGAAACTTTCTTAACATAGAATCTTAGAGTTTCCATGTTCATGGATGCAATCTCGACTTTGAATTTATTTGTAACAAATCCAGAAACCGTTTTGCCGAAGTATGTGCTTATTTCGCTTCTAATCGTTGACATTATTAATCTCCAAAGTTACTTGCCC